CAGGTGCGGCTGATGCGCCGCTTGGACCTCCCTTCCCCGGAACAATTGACAATTGAAAATTGATAATTGAAAGTCCTTTTAGTTGAGAGTTTTCAGTGGAGTATAATCGCGAAAACGAAACGAGCAGCAATTTGAAAACGAAACGAGCAAAATGTCTCTTTTTTCGGTTCCTTTTTTCTCTGCCTTTTGCTGGCTCAAAAGCATAATTAAACGCAGATTTAACACCTTTTCAACGGGTTTTAATCTGCGTTTATTTTGTTCCCGGTCTTTATCTTTTCGCGCTGCTTTCAGGGTCTTTTCATGCAGGCTATTTTAAGCGCGTTGTCGCGTTGTTGTGTCTTCAACCTTACAACTTACCAACAAAACTATTTAATGCGTTTGTCGGCTATTTCTGTGGCTTTTCGGAGTGTTTTACGCTGTTACTTTCGCAATCATTATGTCTTTATAGCTGTTGAAGTCGTTAACTCTGCTGTTTTGCTCCCAAAGCTCTGCTCCTTTAAGCAATTCTGCATTTGGAAAGTTTTGGTTTATCCACTTGCAAAGGTCGATAATTTGCGACTTTTCAGAGGTGAAAAACACGTATTTTGTGCCTTTCAGCATGTTTAACACGTCCAAATAGTCTTTTAGCTGCCAATATGTGTCGCTTTTATATGCGCTGCATTCTGTCTGTAAATATGGCGGATCCAGAATAAAAAGCACGTTTGATTGGTCTTTGAACTCGTCGAACAGTTCGCGATAGTCTTTATGTGTTATCACCAGGCCGTTAAAATAGTCTGTTGCGTCGTAATGAGTGTTGACAGCTCTGTTATAAAACGTTTGTTTTGCGAACTGTTCGTAACTTGTCGCCCAATTACCTGAAAAGAGCAGCGAAGCAGACAGCGTTATATAATCGACAGGGCCTGTTTGTTCACTCTCCTGCATGAGCTGTAAACATTGCTGCTTTATGTCGTCAGGTATTCGCTTATTATCTTCAACACCGGCGACAAGTGCAGCAATTTGCGCGCAAAGCGCATTTGTGCGGTTGATGTTTGCCACACGTTTGTCGAAGTGGTCGAAGTCATTGTAAATTACGCGGGCATTCGGCAGCTGATCTTTTGCGACGCGCGAAAGCAGGCCGGAACCGCCGAAAAGGTCGACCACTGTTGTAATGTCTTCGCAGCGCGCCAGAACAGACGCAAACCGCTTAATATAGTAACGCTTTTGGCCTCTGAATGGCAGGGGCGAAGTCTTAAAAGCCTTTTTCATTCGGCATAATTCTATTTTCTCACTATTTGCTTGTTATTTAGATAAAAAAGCTGTAATTTTGTGGTGTTTTAGTTGGGCTTCGGTCTATTGTGAATCCCCGCCATTGGGGATGTACGCAACTTGCTGCATCAACCCTAATAACAGGCTCGCCTTGATAGGGTTTAGCTTCGTTTAACGCCGTCCCTTTGCTTCCGTAATTACCCGTTGGGGCTATCGGCTTCAAAAAATTTGGCAATTACACATAATAAAGACCATTAACTCTGATCTTTTAGCACGGCATACATTGAGTTTCGACCGCAGGGACTTGAAAGTGAGGAAAAATCCCCACTTTCTTTTTTTTGTCCCTACTCAACCGAAAACGTGCGAACGTAAACGTGGGTGTATTTTGTGGCAGAGTTTGAGTTATAAACTTTTTTAGGGGCAAGGCGCAGCTTAAAGCGGGCCAGTTCGCCGCCTGCATCTTTACCACCTGTGGAGCTAATCTTTGCCACCTGCACAGCCAGATTAATATAACCGCTGCGCTTGTAGTTTTTACCCGTGGCGGTTTTGGTCAGTAGCTTACGAACGCCCGCAAGCCGATAAACAGCCCCTCCATTGGAATTTGCGGCCACCTGGTGCACCAGCTGGCCGGCTATTGAACTGACCTCCCGATCTATGAGGTTGGCATCGGTTGCCTCATTCGCCACAGCTATACACTTTGGCACATACCATTCGCCGGGTGTCCCCTTTGATAGGATCACGCCCTTGTAGTGGACGTATTGCAGTTTTTTTTGGCGCTTTTGGCGGGTACCTTTATTCTTTGTGTAGGCTTTGTCGCCGCCGGTGGAACGCCACCCGCTGCGTTTTTTCTTTCGCAGAAAGATAATTTTTGCGTCGTTGGCCAATACGCCATGGCGAACATAGAGTGTGCCGCCGACAGTTTTAACCTCGATGTGCATATTGTCGGTAACAGACACCCAGTCCGACCATTTTTTTGTGGAGGCATTGTAATAACGGGCGTAGTTTGCGCCGGCGGGCGTTGTGAGCATCTGTTCCACTGCCGTGCCGACACATTTAACCGTTAGGCAGTAATTAGTGAAGCCCAGAACTGACACGCTGGAGGTACAGTTTACCACGCAGGCGGTTTTAAGGCCGTCAATCTGTGCCTGTGTCGCATTGTTTATTGTCAGACGGTCGAGTTTACTTGCCAGCGTGTCGGACAGGTACGACAGCACCAGCGAAGGCATATTGTTGATTTTTTCGGCCAGCGTTGTGTTGGTGGTCAGCTTGGTAAAATTGCCAATTGGGTAAACGTCCACATTAACCGCGTTAGTCGTGGTCGGCGCAAACTTTGCCGTGCGTTCTATGCGTGCCTCTTGGTAAACTTCGCCGTCGGCCTCGATGTCGGTCTTTGTGGTAACTACATAGACGTACTTAATGGCCGATGTGAGCCTCGGTGTTGCAGCAATAGGCAGCACCTCCCCGTCCAAAGCCAGCAGGCCGGTGTTTGTGCCGTCTGGTTCTTTTAATATGACTTTTCCGCCGGCTATGGCGACCACCTCTTGCAGCAGTAAAATTTGCTGCTGTATAAATTCCAGCGTTTGGGTCGAAAGTGGGTATTTACCCTCGCCGTTGGTTGCGGTTTTTACCGTTGTATAAGCTGCTGTTTGCATAATCTAAAATTTTAGGTGTTGGCCACATAAATGGCGCGTTTACTGATTAATTTGTATTTGTCCACCAGGGCAGCCACCGCGGGGAGGTTCGTCTGGTAGATCTTAAACGGCACACTAACTATAAAGCTATTCTGTGCCGCGTTGAGCAAGGTCTCATTATAGACCACCGGCACCTTGGCTCCGTTTGATACTTCGGCAGTGTTCCCATTTTCGCCGTAGGTCAGCAAAATACCCGTGCCGCTTTCGGAAATGGCATAAAGCCACTCGCCCTTGCGCTCTACTTCCAGGATGTCAAAGCCACCGCCGAAAGTGTCATTTAACACCGCCCGCAAATAACACACCTGGCCGTTATGGTTCAGCCGGTAGTTGTGGTCGGTTCTGGCGGTCGTAAAGTCTTTGTATGTCGATTTCTCCAGCACCTGCGCCCCTGCGTGCAGTATGCCGTAAATAACGGGCTGGCGCAGGAACGTAGGCAGCAGGTTGATGCAAAGACGGGAAAAACTTATCTTATAAATCATTCTGCTGTGGGGTTGTTAAGCACGTCATACGATTTATAATTTATCTCCAGGCTATCAATTGCATAATAGCCACTGTAAGGCTTGTCGTAGCCCACCACGTCGGTAAAGTCGGCAGCAGTGGCCACCTTTACTTGCACCTGTTCGATGTCGGCCACCTCCACACCGGGGACTGCCGCTACCGCAGCCAGAAGGTCGCTTTTGCGGAAAATCCCATTAAACGGCAGGTTGGTAATAACAGTTTTAACGGCCTCTAAAACGGGCTGGTTGCCGTCGCTGTCGGTTCCGTCGCTGTCCATGGCTGTGGGATCGTAGTAAACCACCATGCTAATACGGATTTTGTCGGCTTCCTCATTGACCAGCTTAATAGACACACCCGCGTCCTTTACGGTGTTCATGTAGCTTGAAAGCGCGGCGAACTGCGAAGTCGACAATTTAGCGGGTTGGCCGTTGTCGTCCTGCGCTGCCACTTTCAGATAAACCACGGTGTTGCTTTCTGATGCAACCGCGTATTTTACCACTTTGGCTGCTTCCTGGTCTGTCTCGCTCATTTTGCCGGTGTCGTAATAGTCAGCGTCCGTAACCAGCTGGCAGCCGTACATGAATGCTTTGGCCTTGTTAACGTACCAGCGCAATGTGTGCGGCTCCAGCTGCTCGATTTTAGCCTCGACCTCTGCTTTATGCAGGTCGAAAAGTGTCTCCAGCGTCCAGACAGCGAAAGCAAAGCAGTAAAACAATATGTTTTCAATGCTTACGCTGCTAAACTGCTGGTCGAACGTCTTTTCAGGGTTAAGGCCGTATGCGTCCACAACGGCACGCTCCTTGCAGAACGTGGCCGTCATGCTGTCTTTAATCTGTTTTACTGTGCGTGCCATTGTGCAGTGGGTTAGATGTTACGGGATAGCAACTCGTCGACAGACTGTTTGGCCAGTCTGCGGTTTTGGTGGAAAACAGCCAGCTCCTCGGCGTGCTCGTTTGAGTCCTCACCGTTCGCCAGCAGTGCGATTTGGTCGTCGCGGGTGTATTGCGTGCCGATCAGGCCGGCAATAAACTTGCTGCGAATGTTGAGGTCGTTAACGTCGCTGGCCTCGATCAGTGTTGACCCGTCGGGCTGGTTGCCGGTGTAGGTGTAGCCTTTTACGGTTTCCTGTGTTTGCTCGTCGGTTTGTTCTGCCTCTTGTTCGTTGAGAAAAAGCAGGTAGTGGTTGTCGTCATACTTTGCGTATGTCTGACGCTGGGGATTAAATGCTGTTGTCATTTAGCTGTTATTTAATTGTTGTTTAACGGTTGTTTATTACTGTCTGTTTGTGGTGTCTGTGCGGGGTCGGTGGCCGCCTGTGCCGGCTTGGGTTCCTCCCATTCTGCCAGCTTGTAAAAGCAGCGATTACTACCCACACACTTTTGCCGTACCACTTGGCACTGCACAGGTTCGGACAAGTCCAGGTCGGCCATGTCTTCGGCCAGCGTTTTAGAGCCGGTAAAGGTTATGTGCTTCACCCAGCCCATAACGGGAAGGCCGTTGTCCATGAGTGGTTGGCCTTTGTCGTCGACGAGCTGCTCCTGCAATTCGTATTGGAATTTTAGGCAGTCGCCCGTGTTCATCTTTGACGGGGTTAGCTCAAAGCGCAGCAGGTGGATTTCTCGCCCGATGATGCGGTCAATGTGGTATTTGTCGCCGATCATTGACCCCTGGCTCTTTTTTACTTCATGTAATTTTTTCACGCCTAAAATGTTTATTAAATGTTTACTGTCTGCATGAACGATAAAGCCCAGCCTCGAAGCCACACGGAGCCTTATTTCCTCGCCTGTAAGCCCTTTGTGTCGCAGCTTTACCACTATCTTACAAAGAGCCTTTTTGTTGCGTTTACGGGCACGACAATAGCTGTGTCGGGTAACATAGCCGACATAATCAATGCCGCGCGCCTCCACGGGGAAAATTTGCCAATTGGGTTTAAGCTCCAGCCGCCTGTGTTCCCTTAGATACTGCACCATTTTGGTGTGTATGTCGTGCAGGAACTCCTTGCTTGGCGATAGGATCACAATGTCGTCGGCATAGCGGTAGTAATATTTTACGTTCCACTGTTCCTTGACAATGTGGTCAAGTTCGGCCAGGTATAAGTTTGCGAAATATTGGCTTATGTAGTTACCAATGGGCACACCGTCTGCGCTGTCGATTATGTTGTCAAGCAGCCAAAGGAGGTCGGGGTCTTTTATGCGTTGGCGCACTACCTCTTTCAGTATGCTGTGAGTGATTGAGGGGTAAAATTTGCGGATGTCTATCTTGTAGCAGTATTTTGTGCCGTCGATGTCTTCGCGCAGATCTTTGCGCAGCTTTGCCAGCAAAGCGTGCACGCCGCGCCCCTTAATGCAGGCGTATGTGTCGCGGGTAAAAATTGGTGTCCAGATGTTCACCAGCACTTGCATTATAGCCCACTGCACCACGCGGTCGCGATAGGGCAGCTTGAAAATTAGGCGCTCTTTAGGCTCATGCTTGACAAAGCAGGTATATGCGGACGTGTTGTAGGTTTTGCCTAACAGCTGCGCCCGTATCTCTGCCAGGTTGTGCTCCAGGTCGGCGCGGAACTTTGCCACCTCTTGGCGGCCTCCTTTGCCTGTTCCTGCGTTGATGTCAGCCAGCCGCAGGTTTCCTATGTCGCAAACCTTTTCAAAAAGATAGCCTATGCGTTTCATTTGTCGTTATAATGTTTGTGCACGTTTTTAGTCTGCTTTGCATACTCGGGAGCTTTCGATGCTTGCGCCCTACTAACACCCTTTTTAACTTGTTATCTTTTGCCTTGGGGCATGGCTCACCTCATGTAGCTAAATTTCTTTTATGCAAAATTGAGAGGCGCGGAGTAATTCGCATTCGCATTCGTAGCCGTGTTATTCGCATTCGTGTACGACGCGCCTGCATTCGTACTATTGTTCGCGTTACCGCCAGCAGCACGGACACGAAGACCTACCACGCAGAGAGGTGCCGCCAGCTGCCAAACGTGGCAGCCCGTTTTCGTTTTCGCAGATCTAAAAATTTTCGCCCGCCTGCGGCGGGGTTGCCGCTTTCGCTTTCGCCCCGCCGGTTGGACTTGTTCATGCTTTATTTATTCTCGTTATGCAATTTTCTGTGTCGTCGGGATCTCCGGGTCTTCCTCAAAATAGCAGAGAGGCGCGGAGTAAGACGCACTCGCAGACGCAGCCGTGCCATGCGCATTCGCGGCCGACGCGCCCGCATACGTACCATTGCTCGCGTAACCGCCAGCAGCACGGACACGAAGACCCTTAGAGGTGTCGACGTTCGTGTAAAAATAGTCGGCAAAACGAATGGTCGCACTGCCGCCCACCTCTGTGGGCATACAGCATAATCCTTGGTAACTCTTGCGCTTGATGTAGCCGCTTGTGCGGGGGCATACTGCAACCGGGATTTTGTCGTCCACGGTGTTGGGGTCGTAGTCGGCCAACATGCTGGTGGCTACATACACCACAGACTTCTCCTCGCCTGCGTCCATGATGAGGCCACGCACCCATTGCCACAGGTTGCCATAGCCTGCGCCTACCAAACCAAAGAACACCGGCACGTTAAAGGTCTTGTAAGTGTCGCCCTCTGTGTCGGCTGTCTGCGGCAGGCTGTAAGGTACCAGGCACACGCTGTCGCCTGCTTCCACGCCTACGCTGGTGGGGATAACGGGATAAGCTCCGTTATATTTAGACCAGTCGGGCATATCGGTTACACCTGTGCCGAAGCCGCCCTGATAAAGGCCGTTTTCGTCAAGCTCGGAGTTAAATGTGGCCTGGCTGTTTTCGGTGCCCATAATAATCTCGAAAAGGAACTCAACCACGAAGCGGGCAACAAACCAATTGGCCTCCCAACCCTCGCCACGCTTGCGGGCGTAGTTACCAAAGTTGGTTGTGCTTATGTTGGTGGCCGGCATTCCCAGCATGGAAATTTGCGGCGCGTCGGCAGCCGGTGCATTTGCGTAGCTGGCGGCGTTCAGTGCAGAGCCACCGCCACCGCGGTACTGTTCTGCGTCGCTTATGACGCTGCACAGCTTGGTGTTTGTGCGATCCATTACACCGGCACCCAGCCACGAAATGCCGCCGGCGGGTATTCTGATGCTTACACCATTGCCCACAGGCTCGTTAAACGTCACCGCCTTGACCAGGTTATTGCCCTCTTTCCAGATGTTGGCAATAAAGCTGTTCCAGCACCACATACACTGTCCCTCGGTGCCGTCCAGGGCGGCGGGGCTACCGTCGGAGTAACGTGTGCTGTCGAATGGGTCGAGCTTGCGCTTTTTGCGGTCGTCTGTCACCAGGTAACGGCCAAGGCCTAACTTAGTGGGCAGTTCGCGCAGTGCCGACAGGCTCCCATAATAGCCTGCTGCTGTGGGGGTGTTGTTGGCCTCATTCCAATAGCGCCCGGCAATAGGGTTGCCCGCCTGCTCTACGGCTTTGGCCAGCTCGATGCGGTGTGTTTCGCCCGTCTCGTCCATAACTTCGACGTGCATGTCTTTAAGCGCTCCTGTCGCTTCCGGCAGGTCGTTGATGCGCTTTCCGTTGTTGAAAGCAGCCAGCATGTCAATGATGCCCTGCTCCTGTTCTGTTGTAAAAGCCATTTTTTACTGTTGTATTTATGTTAAACGAATGTTTCCTTGAGCGTCCAAACGGATAGAGCCGCCCGCAGTTCTGGCGCGGGGTGCGACCGCTTCCACCTGGATAGTCTTGTAAAAGCGGGTGGCGTCGGTGGGTATGACGTGCACCGTGCCGGTGCCTTTAGCCTTTGGCACGATCTCTCCGTCGGGCAGTACGTCCACCGCTGCGCCGTCAGATAGGTAAAGCACATTTTGCGCTGCGCCGTCGGGCAGCACTTTGCCGCGCACATATTGTTTTACGGTGTTGCCTATGGTGATGCTTTCGGGTGCTTCCACCACCATACCCGTGGGCACTCCTGCGGTTACAACCTTTGCCCGCTCTATTAAGCCCACCAGAATGGCTCGCTCCTGCGCGATGGTCTGTGTGGCCGCCTCTGCCCGCTGCGCTGCCGCTATGGCGTTGGCGGCTGCCTCGTCTGCTTCTGCCTTTGCCTGTCGCGCGGCCTCTGCTGCACTGTCGGCTTCATCTTTAGCGGTGTTTGCCGCTTCCGTGGCTATGTCGGCGGCCTGCTGGGCCGCCGAAGCTGCCAGGGCCGCCACCTCTGCTCTTTCGGCGATGCTTCGCGTGTCGGTGGCCAGACGGTCGATGGAGCTTATAGCATTACCGGCATTTTCGGCTGCTTGTCCGGCAGCTTTGGCGTTGGCCGTTGCGTCGTTGGCTGCGTCGATAGCCGCCTGTGCAGCTGCCGCCGCGTCTGCTGCGGCCTGTGCCGCCGTCCGGGTGGCTGTGTCGGCCTCGTCCGTGGCGGCTACTGCTGCCTGTGCGGCATTGTCTGCGGCCTGCTGTGCAGTGGTAGCACGACGGGCGGCAGCGTCAGCGGCTACCCGTGCAGCGTCCGCCTCCGCCGTGGCCGTTTTGGCGGCCTCTATTGCGGCAGCAGTGCGTTGCTCTGCCTCCGTTATGGTGGCGTTCGCCTGGTCGGTGGCAGCGGTCATTTGCCCGGTCAGCTCTGCGCTTTCCGTTGCAAACTCCTGCACGATCTCCTCCAGCTGTGTGGCCGTGGCGTTCATGCGCTTCACCTGTTCGTCGGCTTTGCTGTCATATTCAGCCATGGCAGCGTCGTAGCGGTCGGCAGCTTCTTTTGCCGGCTGTTGCAGTTGTTCGATTTGTTCAGCGGTGAAGTCGTCGAACGTAAACGCTTTGCCACGTGTGTAGTTTGCCACCAGCCCGCTGATCAGGCGGTCGGTACTTCCGGCCTTGTCCCATAGCAGAATGTGCAGGCCGGCAGCGTAAAAGACATTTTGCGTGCCTCCCTCAAATGTTTGGTTATCCAGCGACACGTGCAGCTCGACATGAAGTTCGCCCTCGCAAAGGTTGTGATCCTTGAAATAGACCAGCAGAGCGTCCCCTTCCGGGGCGCAATTAGTGTAAACGCCACCCTGTCGTCCGGCGGTGTACTCATGCCCGTGTTGCGTCCAATATCGAAGCGTAAAGTCCACGTCGTCAGGCAGGGGGTATGGTGCACCCTGCGCGTCAACGAAAGACTGCCGCAACACGAAGTCGCTTTTATAGTTCTGGTATTGTGTAGCCATTATGTCAGTCTAATATTTCCGTTAGCGTCCAGACGCATACCGCCCGCCGTAGTGGTGCGCATACGCGGGGGCACCACGGCAATGGTCAGCTGCTTGTAAACTGTCGATTTATACACCGCTACGACGTTCACCACGGTGGTGCCCGTGGCGGTCGGCGTAATGATGCCGTCGGGGGTAATCATTAAGGCGCGGTTGTCGGCGATAAAGAGCACGCCGCCCTCTCCATAGCCGGGAACGGCGCGGGCTGCGATTTGAGGGTGCACACCCTCGGCCAGCGTCACCTCCTGCGGGTAGCTGTCTATTACTACCTGTTTGGGCGTGGGGCGTGTTGTGCCCTGGGCTTGCAGCGTGGCGGTCAGTTCCTCCACCAGGGTGCGCGTCGCCTGTGCGCGTTGTGCTTCGGCTGCGGCATTCTCTGCGGCGGTGTCAACACCAGCCAGGCGGTCATCGATGTCCTGCTGTATCTCTTGCAGGTTGGTGTTTAGAAATATGTCTAACGCACTGCGAACGTCGCCGCAAGCGTCTATAAGATCCGCAAAGAGTTCGCCCACCATGGCGGGGGTGACGGCCTTGTTTGCCACAGCGTCACGAATGGCAATTGCCCGCTGTTGCAGATCGTCCACTTGCATTTGTTCAATCTCGATTGGTGTTAGTTCCATTACGCGAATGTATCGTTAAAGTTGTTGTTAAATATGCTTGTTACGGCCTGCCCGCTTTCGCTTGGCGCGGCCTCATTCTTTTGCGCTGCCTTTTTGGCGGCGTTCAGTGTTGCGTCCAGCACGTTAACCTCGGTTGTAGCCGTGGCCTTTTCGGTGTCCTCATTAAAGCGGCGCAGCGGTTCGGTAACACCGCTGTCGTAGGTCGTGCCGTAAAGCGGTAATATGTCGGGGCGAATGAGCGGCGCGATAACAGCGATGTAATTGTTGCCGACACGCCGTAATAGTTCTTTTTCGTCGGTGGTGGGTATCTCCGTAGCGGGGCAGATTTTACGGGCAGCGATGCGGTCGGCTGTGGTTGTGTCGATGATGTCGTCCAGGTCATACTCCAGCACCTGCCCGTCGGTCAGGCGGTCGGTTATGCTTAACCCATTGCGAACAGCCAGGGCGAAGACACCCTCGGCGCTGCCCAGCACCTGGATAGCCACGTCGAGGAGGCTCTGTCTATCTTTTACCGTTACTTTCATTCTACTGTATTGTTAGGGTTCCGTCCTCTTGAAGCTCCACCGTTTCGGCGGCCACCTTGCAGGCGCGGAGCATCTTCTTTGTTTCCTGCGGCCAAAATGGATCCACACACCCGCCTAACTGTTGCCGCACCTCTGCACCCAACAGCGGGTATTCCTTAAACTCGCCACGCATGGCCAGCAGTACGCTTTCACAGATCTGCTCCTCGCAGTCTGTAATGGTGGCTTGTTTGGCGCTGCTGATAAGCAGGTCGCCCGTATTGGTGTCTGTTATTAGTCCTTGCATTGCCGTTAATGTTTTACTGTTTTGTCTTCGTAGTCGCCACGCTTAAATTGTGCGGCGGTGTCGGAAAATGAAGCCACGGGCGGGGTTGTCGGCCCGTGTGTCCCGGTATGGCTGTGGCTGTTGAAGCTGCTTATAAAACTGTTTACCGTCCCCACCAGGTCGTTAATTTTGCCTGTAAGGTCGGCTATGTTTATAAGTCCGCCCAGGTCGCCTCCGTTGAAGACTGCCGCGTTCTTGTCGATGTCCAGCGTTATGCCGTCTTGAACATTCAGGCTAACGCCAGCTTCTGTTATGGTCAGCTTTGTGCCGTCGTTGATGTTTACCTCGATGCTTTCCACGTCGTCGGTCAGCACCACCACGCCGGCGGCATAACATGAAAGCATGGCCACGGCCACATAGCTGCCCTCGCGTGGGAAAAGCACCACGCCCAGCGCTCCCTCCTGGTTGGCCTGAAGATTGACCTCCAAAATGGGTGCGCCCTCATTGATTGGTTCCACGTCAACCGTGCGGCGGTCGTCGTGGCGTGCCGTCACAGTGCCCACCAGCAGGCCGGCACTGCTGCCTTCTGTTGCAAGCTGTCTTATTATGTTCTTTAGTCCGCTCATTGTGCCACACGTAGTCCAAGGGTTATTTCCTGACGGTAGCCGCTCGAACTGAATTTAATTACATTCTTTTTTACTTGGTAAACGCCCATTTTGTTGCCGTCTATCTTGATGCCGATAGCGTCCAGCTTGTCGACCAACTTGTAGCCGAAAGTGGTAAAGCTGCCGGTCAGCCCGTCAACTTTTAGGCGTTGTATTTCCTGCTCCGCCCATGCCTTTAGCTCGCTTTCCGTCTTGTTATAGGTGTGCAGCGTGCGATGTTCGCCGTCTTTGTCGCCGACCTCCACTTTTATTTTTTTGTTGTTCGGCATGATGCTGACGGCCTTAATGCACAGGCGTATGTTTTCGGCCTGCTGCTGTTCGAGGCTGCTGTCGTTTATGATGTTCACCCCGGTGGCAAACACCTGCGCCGGCTGTGTGTCTCGCTCGAAGATCACACCGCAGTAAAGCACGGGGTTGCCGTCTTCATAGCGGAAAAAAGAGCGGATGCCATTGTCTTGAAGCCTGCCCAGCAGAGCTGCCACGGTGTCGTCCGTCACACGGAACTGCCCCAGGTTCTGCTCGCCGAAGACTTTAACTCCGTCGAGTCCCTGGTCTTTTAGCAACGTCTCCAGCGTTACAGTGGTATAGGCTTTTTTGGTGCAGGCCATTTGCTTTAGCTTGAACATTTCGTCTTCGCAGGTCAGCACTATGGGTGTTTTAACGCTAACATTACGCACATATCCCACGAATGCCAGCTCCGGGGTGTCGCCATAGCCCGTCCACACCTTTACGGTGTCGCCGCGCTTTACAGGTATCTGCGCCTGCCCGTTCCACTTCATGCGCTTGGGCAGGGTGATTTTGCACTCGTCGGTCAGCTTCTCGGTGTCCCTTGTTATCTCTACCGAAGTAACAAAAGGCACCTGCCACGATTCGTCGCCCTGTATTTCTATTAAAGCATTTAAGACGTACATTTAACAGGCGTTTAATAGGTGGTTAATATTCTGTGCTGTAAACGTTATATTCTTTATCTGAAAGCGCCGACAGGCTAATGGGCTGGTAGTTGCTTTCCGTAGCCTGACCAACTGAAAAATCGGTTACGACCAGCCGGTCGATGTCGAATATTTCCAAAAAGGCGCTTTGCACCAATATGGGCTCGTTAAGGTCGAAAAATGCCCGCAGCTCTTTTATGCCCTCTGTGGGGTATTCGTCCACGAACACGCCGTCCTTGACTGCCTGCACGCCAACCGCTATTTTTACGGTGTAGTCGTCGGCGTTAACATACTCCTTCACGGTTCCGTCCATGCCCACCAGCTGGGTGGTTACAATATTCTTTTTGCAGCTCACAGACACCACAGCGTCGTTCATATCCAGCTCCTCGCCGTTCTCTTTGCGAAAGCGCAGCGTGCACAGGGCGTAACGGTCGCGCCAGAATGACGGGTCGGTCATGGGCGCGGCTATTTCTTTAGCCTCCATTTGCGTGCCGTTGTTGTTCCAATTAGGCGGAGCGGTAGTACGCGCCGGCTTGAAGCGGTACAGCGCGCCTTTAAGCTGATTAGCCGCGCCGGTGGCCACGGTCACAAAGTTGAAATTAATAGGTAACATTAAATCAATTGCGTGTCGTTGAGCGCAGAAAGCAAAACCTCGGTAACGGTTTCTTTGACCCGCTCTGCGCTTTCGGTCAAAGTTGCCGTGTGCACCTCGAACTTATCCACCAGGCGTTCGATGTTCACTGTTATATTTCGTATTTTGTCGGCACTGCCCGCGGCTTTGCTGCCGGTGGAGCCTTTACTGCCGGTCACGTTTGCCGTGCCGGCTGTCGGGGATGCGACAGTGGGCACGCTGGGCGTTTCGGGTAGTCCGGGAATGGCTGCCTGTGTCGGGGACTGCTTCTTATTCTTGGCGGCTTCCTCCTTTTCGCTTTTGGCGATTTCTTCGTTGTATGCTTCATTAAAGGCTTGCCCTATCTGCGTGCCATAGTCGGAAAAGCCGTTTTTTAGCTTTTCCAGCGCGGCGCTTATGCCGTCGCCGTCCAGACTGAAAGCCGCCTTTATAAGGTCGCCTATGGCTCCAAACACTTGTTTAGCCAGCTCACCAATGCCCGTAAAGCAGGCTTTGAACGATGCCCACGTTCCCTTCAGCACAGCGCGGAACTTTGCCGACGTGTTCCAAAAGTATGTCCCCACGGCAATGAGGGCGGCAATAGCTGCCGCGATCCAGCCGATAATGGGTATGTTCATAATGGCGATGCTCACGGCACGACAGGCAGATGTGGCCGCCAGCTTAAACGCGCCAAAAGCCGTCGAAGCGATGCCCGCAAAGGTGGTCGAAGCGGTGCCGGTTGTTACCAGCGACAGCAGGAACGACCCCAGGGCTTTAAGTCCCTGCAATATGCCGACGGTGGCAAAACGCACCACTGCCAGCGTGGCGCGGGTTATGTTGACCATAAATCCGTTACTAACAAACTGCCCCGTCACGAGCTCTCGGTTCATAAAGAGCACCTGCAAGCGCGCGGCGTATAACATGCCGCGAATGCGCCCCCACATGCCGGCCCACTGCAAGCCCTTTATCCACGTCATTAGGCTGCCCAGCCCGGTAAATAATGGCATGAGCTGCGCCACGGGCACCAGCACCGAAGCCAGGGCACCCGCCCACATGGTAGCGCCACCCGTAGCTTGAAAAATACTGATCTTTACGTCCTCAATCTGCTGGTTGATCCGCGCCGACTTTTCGGCGAAGCTGTCCATGACAATGGCCGCCTGTTCCTCCGCGCTGCTGGTTCCTGTCACTGCCTCGGTAAAGGCAGCCAGCTGGTCAGTGCCTTGTACCAGGGCGCGCGCGGCGTTGGCGTTTTCCATGCCGAACAGTTTACTAAACAGTGCACTGTCGTTTAACACGGGCTTTAGCATCTCGAGGCGCTCTTTCAGGCCCACCG